TCTCTTTTTGGTTTTACAATTGCTCGAGATAAGTCGGAAGACGAAGCTGGAGTCCAACCGTCGTTTTCGCCGCCAACTAATGATGATGGCGCATTAACGATTACATCGGCCGCTTATTATGGAACATATGTTGACCTAGACGGCACCGCAAAAAATGAAGTTGAGTTAATCTCACGATATCGTGAAATGGCAATGCAACCAGAAATTGAAGCCGCCATTGATGATATTGTTAATGAAGCTATTTGCCAAGATGATGATGGTAAAAATATCAAAATCATTATGGATGAATTAAAGCAACCAGAAAAAATTAAAAACGCCATTCGTGCTGAGTTTAATACTGTTCTTCGTATGCTGAATTACAAAAGCTTGGCACACGATATTTTCCGTAGATACTATGTGGATGGTAGAATGTTCTACCATGTTATTATTGACCGTGAAAGACCGACAGAAGGCATTAAAGAATTAAGATATATTGATCCACGCAAACTGCGTAAAGTTCGTGAGATTAAAAAGAAAAAAGATGAACGTACTGGCGTGGAGGTGATGGATCTTGTTAATGAATATTATATCTTCAATGATAAGGTTACTACTGGTTCTTCTAGCAACTTTGGTCCTGTTGGTGTCCGTATTACCACAGATTCCATTATCTCAGTTGTTTCTGGTCTCATGGATTCTCGCCGTGCCGTGGTATTGTCGTATCTACACAAGGCAATCAAACCGTTAAATCAGTTAAGGATGATTGAAGATGCTACAGTCATTTACAGAATTAGTCGTGCTCCTGAACGCCGTATTTTTTATATTGACGTTGGTAATTTACCTAAGTTAAAGGCAGAACAGTACCTTCGTGACATCATGGTAAAATACAAGAACAAACTTGTATACGATGCCAATACAGGTGAAGTCCGTGATGACCGTAAGTTCTTGTCAATGATGGAAGATTTTTGGTTACCACGCCGTGAAGGCGGAAAAGGCACAGAGATTACTACATTACCTGGTGGTCAAAACTTAGGTGAATTGGAAGATGTTAAGTACTTTGAAAAGAAATTATACAAGGCTTTAAACGTACCAGTTTCTCGTTTAAATCCAGAATTAAATGGTTTTTCGCTTGGTCGTTCCGGTGAAATCACCCGTGATGAACTAAAGTTTGCCAAATTTGTTGACCGTATGCGCAACAAGTTTTCTGATTTGTTTGAACAGGCACTTCGTGTACAATGCGTTCTCAAAGGTATCTGTACCGATGATGAATGGAAAGAAATGAAGGAACATATTTACTATGACTTCATTAAAGATAATAACTTCTCTGAACTTAAAGAAGCCGAATTAATGACTAATCGTTTACAGTTGTTAAGTTCTGTTGATCCGTACACAGGTCGTTACTTCTCACAGTCATGGATTCAACGCAATGTTCTTCGTTTATCTGATGATGAGATTGAGATGATGGACAAAGAGATTAACCAAGAGAAGAAAGATGGTTTTGGATTACCAGTCGCAGTTGGTAATGATGTGGCACAACAAATGATGATGTCTGGTGTACCACAACAACCAACCAATCCGGCCGATGTTCCTGTTAAAGATACAGGCAAAGCCGACCAAGAAAAAGCATAGTTGATAAATATATAATTGGTATAAGGAGATACAAAAATGTCAGGATTTTCAACCCGCAATATTGTTGATTACGCAATGGATGCAGATGCAGTAAATTTTAGAAGCGAATTGTATGGAGCCATTCACGATAGAGTGTCTGCCCATATTGAAGCCGCTAAACAGGTTGTTGCACAAAATTTTATTACTCCTGAAACGGAAGAATCTGATTTTGAATCAGAAACAGTAGAATCAGAGCAATCTGACCAAAGCGAAGAATAGGATAAAAAATGGCTATTTCAAACAGCTCACAAATTTTAGTTGATACTAATAAAAGAACCGTTATTAAACGTATTGGTATTATTGATTCTGATGAATTAGAAACCGTTATTATTGATCCTAAAACATTGGCATACGCATTAAATGCCAACAACTTGCCGTACCAATCAGGTAATACAGTTGCTACAGGATTTGCCAATTCGGCATTTACTATTTCAAGGGTTGTTGCTTCTGTTGATGCTGAGGTTGGCCATTTACAATTAAAGTGGCAAGGCGCTACAGGTGCAACAATTTATGCTTTAGGTGTTGGAGCTATTGATACAAATCCACAATATCAGTTACCAGCAATAACAAATAATTCAATTGGTCCTACAGGTAATGTAACAATTAAATCTGTTGGCACAACCACTAATGCAGCTTATACAGTCATTATTGAATTACACAAAAATGGTCAATTTTATAGTGGCGGTCAGTTCCAAGATCCAGCTGCATTTAACTATCCTCCGTATGGCGTAACTCCGTGAGATGTTAACCTTTAAGGAGTTTCTGTTGCATGAGGGTATAGTACAAACCCGTAAGGTTGGTAGAAAAAGTATTGTTAGGTCTCGTATAAGAAAAGGTAAGATACAAAGAAATAAAACCTTTTCTAATGCACCAGGTTGGATAATTCGTGGTGGTAAAATGGTTCGTATGTCGTCCCAGGAAATTAGAAATAGAAAATTAGGTAGCAGAGCGTCAAAGTATAAAAGAGCGTCAAAATTAAAACAAACAATTAGAAAAAGAAAAGTGTCTTTAAGAAAAAGAGGATCATTAGGACTATGAAACTAATCAAAGAGGTAAATGAGACCATCAGTTATGAGTACATTGAAGAAGCCGCTGGTAGTGGCAAAAAGTCTTTATTCATTGAAGGTCCGTTCTTAGTTTCCGAAAGAAAAAACAAGAACGGCCGTTTGTATGAATTTAATACGATGAAGAAAGAAGTTCATCGTTACACAGAAGAATACATTAATAAGAACCGTGCATTTGGTGAATTAGGTCATCCTGATTCTCCAACCATTAATTTGGACCGAGTGGCGATTCTTATCAAAGGTTTGAGAGAAGATGGTAACCAATGGGTCGGTAAAGCCAAAGTTCTCGATACACCAATGGGAAACATTGCTCGTCAATTAATTGAAGGCGGTGCTCAGTTGGGTGTATCATCTAGAGGTATGGGTTCATTGAAAAACGTTAACGGTGTTAATGTTGTTCAGAACGACTTTTATCTGGCCACAGCGGCGGATATTGTAGCAGACCCTTCCGCACCTGGTGCTTTTGTACAAGGTATTATGGAAGGCAAAGAGTGGATGTTAGTCAATGGTGTATGGACAGAACAGGATCAATCTCAAGCGATACAACAAGTTCGCCAGGCCTCAAAGGCCGATATTGAGCGTGTAAGTCTACACATTTTTGAAAACTTCATGAAAAAACTTTAAATATAAATATATCCAATAAATCAAGGAGATTTTCAAAATGGGAAAATTAACAGACGCCGCTACCAATATTTTACTTGGTGAAGGTTCCAAAGAAACGTTTGATTCAAACATTTCATCTAAATCAGGTGGCCAAGATAAGCCACAAAAATTGCCAACATCCGTGGTCACTGGCCAAGGAGATGTTGGTGCAATTGGTGCTGTAACAGGAAAAGAAACGGATGCAAATCCAGATTATACAAAAGGTGTTCCATCAGCAACTCCTCCAGGTGCAACACCACCTGTAGGCGCACAGAAAGACGGTGTTGGTATCTCTAAATCTACTGGTCCACAAGACAATATGGGTCGTAATGACTTAGATGTGGCACATTGTGAGCCTACAAGTTACGAAGCTATTCGTGACCGTATTGCTGGTAAATTGGCACCACAAATGATGCAAGCTAATCCAGGTGCTACATTTCAATCATATAGCGAAGATATCGATGCCTTAATGCAAGGCGAAGAACTCTCTGAAGAATTCAAAGACAAAGCTGCTACAATTTTTGAAGCTGCTGTTGTTGCTCGTGCCACTCCAATCGTTGAAGAAATTCAATCTGAGTTAATGGAGCAATTCGAAGTTGCTTTGGAAGAAATTAAAGAAGAAATGGCCGCTAAGGTTGATGACTATCTCAACTACATGGTTCAAGAGTGGATGAGTGACAACGAACTCGCAATCGAAACTGGATTAAAAGCCGAAATTACAGAAGAATTCATTGAAGGTTTGCGTAATCTATTTGTTGAACATTACATCGATATTCCAGCCGACAAGGTTGACATTGTTGAAGAAATGACTTCTAAGTTGGAAGAATTAGAAGATGCTTTGAATGAGCAAATCAACAAAGGTATCGAGTTATCCAAAGAATTAAACGAACAAAGAAAAATTGAGGCTATCTACACAGCGTGTGAAGGCCTGTCGCAGACACAAGTAGAAAAATTAAAAGCACTTGCAGAAGGTGTGGAGTTTACTACTGAAGAAGAATTTGCTGACAAACTATCTACTTTGAAAGAATCATATTTCAAGGCAGAAGTTAAAGTTGCTGATTCATCTGCTTTAGATGATGAAGTTACCATCGAAGAAGAAGTTAAGAAAACCAAATTTTCTGATCCTTCCATGGAACTTTATGCAAAAACCATTTCACAAACCCTGGTAAAATAATACCAAAAATATACAACATAAGGAAAACTACAAATGTATATGACTGAAGAACTACAAAAGAAATGGAATCCAGTTCTAGAGCATCCAGAACTCGAAGCCATTAAAGACCCATACAAGAAAGCTGTTACAGCTCTTGTTTTGGAAAATCAACATCAAGCTATGGCTCAAGACCGTCAGCAGTTGAACGAATTAGCCGATAATGGTCCTACCAATATCGCTGGTGGTGTTCAAAACTTTGACCCAATCTTGATTTCATTAGTACGCCGTGCTTTGCCAAATCTAATCGCTTATGACGTTGCTGGTGTTCAGCCAATGACTGGTCCTACAGGTTTGATTTTTGCAATGCGTGCACGTTACAATGCTCAGACTGGTACATCAAATACTGAAGCTTTCTACAACGAGGCTAACACAGTATTTTCTGGTAATACATCTACCAACAACCCATACGGTTTCCAAGGTAACTTGGCGTCTGATACATCTACACAGTTTCAGAATCCTACTTCTGGTACAACAACTTCTGGTATCGCTATTCCTACAGCACAAGCTGAAGTATTAGGTTCCGATGTTGGTCAACCGTTCCAGCAGATGGCATTCACAATTGAGAAAGTTACTGTAACTGCTCAATCACGTGCTCTGAAGGCTGAGTACTCACTCGAATTAGCACAAGACTTGAAAGCAATCCATGGTCTTGACGCTGAAACAGAATTGTCAAACATTCTGTCTACCGAGATCCTTGCTGAAATCAACCGTGAAGTTATCCGTACAATCTACACCTGTGCTGTTGCTGGTGCTCAGTATGGTACAACTACTGCTGGTTATTTTGACTTAGATACCGATTCAAACGGTCGTTGGTCTGTTGAGCGTTTCAAAGGTTTGATTTTCCAAATTGAGCGTGACGCTAACGTAATTGCCAAGCAAACTCGTAGAGGTAAAGGTAACGTATTGATTGTTTCATCTGACGTAGCATCTGCAATGGCTATGGCTGGTGTTCTTTCTTACACTCCTGCTCTACAAGCTGACCTCCAAGTTGACGACACAGGCAATACATTTGCTGGTTTGTTACATGGTCGTATCAAAGTTTACATTGACCCATACTTTGGTGGATACACAAGCAACCAAGAATTGGTTACCATCGGTTACAAAGGTTCTTCACCTTACGATGCTGGCTTGTTCTATTGCCCATACGTTCCTCTACAAATGGTTCGTGCAGTTGACCAGTTCACATTCCAACCAAAGATTGGATTCAAAACTCGTTACGGTATGGTAGCAAACCCATTTGCAGAAGGTTCTACCGCTGGTCTTGGTCGTATGAATGCTCGTACAAACGTTTACTATCGTTTGTTTGGCGTCAAGAACTTGATGTAATCCAAAAGAAAATAAATCACCTTAGAGTGATATTTCAAAGACCACCTTCGGGTGGTCTTTTTTTTGGTTCATAAATAAACATATGAATGCACTTACAAGACAACCTCAAAATACTAACTATTTACAGCCAACAAAATTCTTGCTGGTCTTTAATAGAATGCCTACGGTACAATACTTCTGTCAGTCAGTAAATATACCAGGAGTGTCACTAGGAGAGGCCCCATTGAACTTTCCAGGTATAGATGTATACTCACCTGGTAATAAGATGTCCTACAAGCCGCTCACCATAAGCTTTGCTGTGGATGAGAAGTTACAGTCATGGCAAGAAATACACTCTTGGTTCCGTTCTATTGCGTCACCAGAAGGCACAGAAGAAAGAAACCGACTAGCTGCCTTACAGAACTCCAATAGTCCTAGAGGAAAGGCTGGTTTTTCTGATGCCACTTTAACTGTACTTTCAGCATTAAATAATCCTATCATTCGTGTACATTTTATCAACACTTTTCCAACAGACTTATCAGACATTCAGTTTGACACCAAAAGCTCTGCAGATGAGATTATTACTGCTGATGCCACCTTTAGGTTTGACTATTTTAATTTTGAATTGGCTTGACAACATAATGTATATGTGATATTATACAGGTTTAAAATAACTTTTTTATTATATTATGGAAAACTTAGAACAAGTATTAAAGCATTGGGAATCAGATTCAGATATGGACCAGACTGAACCTGGTAAAGAACTGTTAAAGATTCCAAAGCTCCACAACAAATATCTCAGCATTCTCACCAAACACAAAATTGCTTCTAAAAAGGCACACTTTGATTATCTGCGTATGCGTAAGGTTAAATGGGAATACTATACGGGTAAAATGTCCCAAGATGAACTTGCCGAATATGGCTGGGAACCTTTTCAGTTTACCCTCAAATCCGACATTAATACATACTTAGAGGCTGATAGTGATTTGATTAAACTATTAGAAAAGAAAGTATATCATGAAGAAACCATTTCGGTAATTGAATCAATTATGAATGAATTGAAACAACGAACATGGCAACTGCGTGACTTTATATCATGGGAAAAATTCATTGGCGGACAGTAATTTAATAATCACCAAAAAAGATGAAGTATATGTAAAGATAGCTTGCGAGAAACATATCGCTAGAGAGTTGTCGGAGTTTTTCACATTCTTTGTTCCTGGTTACCAGTTTGTACCGGCATATCGTAATCGAATTTGGGATGGAAAAATAAGACTTTTTAATCTTCAGAGTTTTACTTTGTATCGTGGTTTATTAAATTATGTGGAACAGTTCTGTGAAGAAAGAGATTACACTTTTGAATATGAAGGTGGCGTGGATGTTGAAGATGAGTTTTCATTGTATCATGCCAAAAAGTTTGCAGAAGATTTAAATATTCATTCTAATGGTAAATCAATCGAAGTAAGAGAACATCAATTAAATGCCTTTGTTCATGCCATGCAAAAACGGCGAGCGTTGTTGGTTTCACCAACTGCATCAGGCAAATCTCTTATCATCTATCTACTATTTCAACAATTACACAAATATCAAAATTTAAAAGGACTAGTTATTGTTCCAACCACTTCTTTGGTTGAACAGTTATACTCCGACTTTGGTGACTACAATGATGGTGAGATGACCAATGTTCACCGTATTTACCAAGGCAAAGAAAAAGATTCAGATAAAGATTTAATTATTTCTACATGGCAGTCCTTATATAAGATGCCACCAGAATACTTCAAACAGTTTGATTATGTGATTGGTGACGAGGCACATTTATTCAAAGCACAATCTCTCACCACAATTCTTACCTCCTGTGTTAATGCCAAATACCGTATTGGTCTTACAGGTACATTAGATGGCACCAAAACTCATAAACTGGTACTAGAAGGATTATTTGGTTCTGTAAGAAAGGTTATTACCACAAAAGAATTGATTGATAAAGACCAACTATCCAACTTTGAGATTAAATGCCTTGTATTAAAGCATACCGATGAAGAATGTTTATTTGTAAAAGATAAGACTTATGCTGATGAAATTCAGTATCTCATTTCACACGAAATTCGTAATAAATTCATTAAGAATCTTGCAGTTAGCTTAGGTAAAAATACACTTGTATTATATCAAATGGTTGACAAACATGGCAAAATACTGTATGATATGATAAAGGATACAGAGAAGATTGGCAACAGAAAAGTTTTCTTTATTCATGGTGGTGTAGATACAACAGACCGTGAAGATATTAGAAAGATTATGGAGATAGAAAACGATGCTATTATTGTGGCTAGTTTTGGGACTTTTAGTACTGGAATTAATATTAGGAATTTGCATAACATTATATTTGCAATGCCAACAAAATCGAGCATTCGAACTTTGCAAAGTATTGGACGAGGCTTACGACAGAATGAAGGCAAAGAAATAGCCACATTATATGATATTTCGGATGACCTTAGATATAAAAAACATATGAATTATACCTTAAAACATTTCGTGGAAAGAACAAAGATATATAATGAGGAGAAGTTCCCTTTTAAAATATACAAAATAGGATTAAAAAATGCTTGAGTATAAAACACAAATAATTAAATTACAAAATGGAACTGATTTGATTGCCAATGTGGCCATGAATAATGCCGAAGAATATGTTTTGGAAGAACCAATGGAATTTAATATTGATTTCCGTGGCAGAGATTCGGGTTTGGTAATGCGTCATTGGTTGCCTGTTCAACTCTTAAAAAAGAATTCAATCTCGATTAAAAGCAAAGATGTTCTTTCTGTAATGGAACCTGAGGATGAATTCTGTGAATATTACCTTAATACGGTATACAAGATTAAAGAATTATTAAAGGCAAAATCTCTTGTTGATAATATGGATGACGATGAGATACAAGATATGCTTGATGATTTTGAGGATCTAAGCAATGATGGAGATACAATCCATTAGTACTTTCAACCAAGGACATACTCGACTATACACACTTGTCAAGCATATGTCAATAACATTATGTGGTAAATATGATTTTAGTAACAGGTGGTGCCGGTTTCATAGGCAGTAATTTTTTATATCATTTATATAATGAAAATCCTCGTAGACAAGTGGTTTGTGTCGATAGTTTAACCTATGCGTCCAATCTAGATTATATCAAACCTTTAATTGATTGTGGGTTTTTAATTTCTCTACAACATGATATTTCAAATAAAAAAAATATAGAGTGGATATTCTCAGAATTTAATCCTGAATATGTGATAAACTTTGCAGCAGAATCTCATGTTGATAACTCTATTCATAACTATCAACCTTTTATTCAAACCAATATCTTAGGCACCATTAATTTATTAGAATGTTCTCTCAAATTAAAACAATTAAAGAAGTTTGTACATATATCCACGGATGAAGTATATGGCAGTTTAGAACTGGATGATGAAAATAGTTTTACAGAAAACACTCCATACAAACCAAACAGTCCATACTCAGCGTCTAAAGCCTGTAGCGACCATTGGGTAAGAGCATTTAATGTTACATACGGCTTGCCAACCGTCATAACAAACTGTTCCAATAACTATGGACCAGCACAAAACAAAGAAAAGTTAATACCAAAAATTATTAACAATGCTTTAAACAATATTCAAATACCAATTTATGGTACTGGTGATAATATCAGAGATTGGTTATATGTTGATGACCATTGTAAGGCAATTAACTTAGTAATGAAAAATGGCCGTATTGGTGAAACCTACAATATTGGTGGTGGCACAGAAGGTTCAAATTTAAATTTGGCAAAAACTATATTAGATATTATGGGTAAACCCCATAACCTAATTTCTTTTGTTACTGACCGTTTAGGTCATGATAAACGATATTCAATTAATTATGACAAAATCAAAAATGAATTAGGTTATACTCCAGATTATAGGTTGGAAAATGGATTAAGAATAACAATAGATTGGGTAAAGAATGGCAACTAGGCAAAAACATTATATAAACAATGCTGATTTTCTTGCAGCCTTGATAGAATATCAAGAAGGAGTAAAAAAAGCAAAGAAGAATAAAACAGAACCACCTCCCATACCAAATTACATTGGAGAGTGTTTTATGAAAATTGCAGAAGGACTATCTCATAAACCTAACTTCATTAACTATACATACCGTGATGAAATGATGTCTGATGGTATTGAAAACTGTTTGATGTATTTTGGTAATTTTGATCCAACCAAATCTAAAAATCCGTTTGCCTATTTTACTCAAATTATTTACTTTGCCTTTTTACGAAGAATCTCCAAAGAAAAGAAACAAACATATGTAAAATACAAAGCTACCGAACAGATGGGTATTTTAGATGAGTTTGAAATGTTGGAATTAGAAGATGGCACCACAAGACAATTTGAACTATACGATAACATCTCAGAGTTCATTGAAAACTTTGAAACGGCAAAAGAAAATAAAAAAGCGGCAAAGAAGCCAAAAGGGATTGAAAAGTTCTTAGACGAATGATATAATACTTAGATTATGAAAATAGCAATTATAACAGACCAACATTTTGGAGCCAGAAATGATTCAATTCATTTCCTGGATTACTATGAAAAATTTTATGCGGAAACATTCTTTCCTACTATTAAATCTCAAGGTATTGATACTGTGCTTATCCTTGGGGATACTTTTGACCGCCGTAAGTATATAAACTTTTTTACTTACAAACGCACTAGAGAGATGTTCTTTGATAAACTGGCAGATATGGATATTCAAGTATTCATGTTGGCTGGCAACCATGACACCTATTTTAAAAATACCAATGAAGTAAATTCGGTAAACTTATTATTACAAGAGTATAAAAATATTACTGTAATAGATAAACCAACTACAATTTGGTTAAAAGAAAAACACCCGATTTGTATGATGCCGTGGATTTGTCCCGATAATCACGATGATAGTATGTTTGTGTTATCTGATACCGATGCCAACATTTGTATGGGTCATTTTGAAATTGCCGGCTTTGCCATGCATCGTGGTATGCCATCACATGAAGGATTAGACCGTGGAATATTTAAAAAGTTTGATGTTGTTTTTTCAGGTCATTATCACCACCGTTCAAATCAAGATAATATCC